CACTTACTTTAAAACTTGTATCTTCATTTAATTCTTTTGTCATTTTTATTCACTTTGTGTATTATTAGAATCACTTGTACAAGGTGAGTTTGATATGGATGATATGTTGATTGGTGATAAGAATGCGGTTATGATAGCCGCTCGTGTTCTTGGATATGGTAAAGAGTATGAGTTTGAATTAGAAGACCCATTAACTGGTGAAAAGGAAAAACATATACTTGATTTAACTACTCTTGAACATAAGGAAGTAGATTTTGATGGTGACTATACATTTGAATTACCACATTCAAAAAGAGTATTAGGTTGGAAATTTATAACACAAGGTGATGAGAATCAAATAGCAGAAGAATTAAAAGCTCTTCGTAAGGTTACTAAGAAAAGTGGTATAGAACAAGAAGTAACTACTCGTTTAAGAAAGGTAATTACATCAATAGATGGGAATGAAGATGTAGCTACAATCAATAACTTTGTTAACAATGAGTTTTTGTCTCGTGATTCAAAAGCATTTAGAGATTATTTATTATCCGTAACACCTGATGTGGATTTAAATATAATTGTTGACTTCTCTTCAGGTGAGGAGGTTGATATCACCGTTCCTATGACGGTGGAGTTTTTTTGGCCTAAGTCCTGAACTAAAACCTAAAATACACGAACAAATATTCCAAATAGTATTTCATGGGAAAGGTGGCTTTACCTATGATGCAGTGTATTCTATGCCTACCTATCTTCGTAAATTCTATTTCTTACAGATGCAAGACTTCTATAAGAAAGAAAAAGCAGAATACGATAAAGCAAATAAGAAATCATCGGCTCGAGGGCCAAATATAACTCCAAACAGATAAAAGTTGATTTCTTTGATATTTATTATTGATTAAATCCCTTAATACGTTATAACATACGGAGACCAAAATGGAAAATATCAATGATATTAAAAAGATAGCTAAGAAGTATCTTAAATCACCCAAAATCTATAAAATGAGAAACAAGATTCAAGTAGTAGCAACAAGTGGTGCTTATATGAATCTCGAACAAGATAAGACTGGTAAAAATTATGAAATAGTAGACCCGTCTGATAATCTTATAGCTGGTGGTGACTATGATGTAGTAATGGAGCCTTTCGCAGAATTTAGGGATTTACTACGTTCTATGAAATTAGAAATCAAAGAAAACAATCAAAAAGTATACGAAGGTATTATCAGTACCTTATTTCAAAGAGTTTTAGCTGGTGCAAAACCAAAAGACGTACTTAAACAAGCTACTAAAAATCATCCTGGACTTGAGAAAATGGGGAAAAAAATTCAAAAGGATTTGGAAGATTTAGAAAAAGATTATATTAGACATCAAAAAGATTTGGATAAATTTAAAAGATAATTAAAATATGGCCAGAACTCAAGACCTAAAAATACAAAAAGCACTCACCGCTGAACTTAAAAAACAACGGGAAATTTTAGCGGCCCATAATAAAGAAACGAAAAGTTATAAAGACGCTGTTAAAAAAATTCAAAAAATTGTAGAGGACAAAGGTAAAGTTGAAAAAAGAATTCGCGAGGAAAATAAAAGAGTAGAAAAACAAAACAAACAACTCGGTGTTCAAATGCAAAGAAACTTGTCAACACAAGTTGATTTGAACAATGCTGGTAAAACAGCCGTTATTGGAGCTAAAAATTTATCAGAACAACAAAAAACTATAACTAAACTTATAGACACAGACCTTGACCAACGAGCCGATTTATCAAGTATAATGATAGACCAAGTTAAAACGGCAAATGATTTAAATCAAGCTCAATTAAAGGTAGGTACTACTTTATTTGATAATACAGAGATAGAGAAACAACTCGCTGACCAATTAACTGGTATAGAAAAGAAACGATTAGATATAATGACTGGTCGAATCGCATTGAGTAAGGATGAGAAGAAAAAAGCTTTAGAATTATTAGATACTCAAGAACAAAACTTAAAAATACAACAAGATATATCAAAATTTCAAGGTATGCAAAATGATGCCGTAACTAAACTAAAAGCCCCTATGAAGGATGTAAAAGACAAAGCTATGGAGATGGGGGCTATGTTACAATCTGTATTTGCTAATCCAGCACTTGCTCTTGTTGCTGGTTTAGGTTTAGCCGCTAAACAAATGTTTGAGTTATTCAAAGGTGCTCAACAACTTAAAACAGAATTAGGTGTTAGTGATGAGGCCGCTGTAGGTCTACAAATGCAAATATCCGAAGTATCTATGTCTATGAAAGCGGCAGGAGTTGAAAGTGCTGATGTAGCAGAAGCTCAAATGGCCTTGATAAACAATTTTGGTGGTGTAGCCGCATCTTCAACCGATTTATTAATGAATATGGCTCAATTGAAAGCTGACTTTGGTGTTAGTGGAAATGCCGCTGGAGCTTTAATGGTTACGATGAAAGCTATAGGAGCTTCTTCCGAACAAGCTGCAATGGAAATGGCTAAGAATGTTGCTTCACTAGCTCAAGCTGAAGGTGTAGCTCCAGGTCAAGTAATGCAAGATATAGCTAATAATACTGAAGCTTTTGCGGGTTTCGCCAAAGATGGTGGTATGAATGTAGCTAAAGCCGCTATAGAAGCTAAAAAACTTGGTATAAATTTTGATACTGCAGTAAAAATAGCAGATAACTTATTAGATTTCGAATCAAGTATACAACAACAAATGGAAGCTGAGATTCTACTTGGTAGACAATTAAATCTTGATAAAGCTCGTCAACTAGCTCTGTCTGGTGATATAGAAGGTTTACAAAGAGAAGTATTAAAAAATGTAGGTACTGAAGCTGAATTTAATCAAATGAACGTTCTTCAGAGAAGAGCTTTAGCACAATCTATTGGTATTAGTGTAACAGAATTATCTAAAATGGTAGCTAATCAATCCAATCTAAATAAACAGACGGATACCCAAAAGGGTATGATTGATTTCATGGCTAAGATTATGAAAGAAGTACGTGGATTGAGTAAAGATTTAATTAAGATTTGGATGGTGTTGAAACCAATATTTATGGTAGCTTTAGCACCTATTGGACTTGCAGTTTGGGGATTGGTTAAAATGCTTGGTGTTCTCGCTGAAATAGTTACTTGGGTTGATGATAAACTTGGTGGTGGATTGAGTGTTGTATTGGGAACATTAACGTCAATCTATCTGTTAAGTAAGTTGTGGGCTAAAGAAGGTCTGATGGCTTCTATGAAACAATACGCAATGTCCTTAAAAAGATTACTTGTTGCAAAGAAAA